CCGTGCCCGCTCCTGCATCTCTTTAATCAGGGCGGGGAGGTTTTGTGGGGTTGGCATGGTTTTATAACTTATTTTTAATAGTCCGTATCATCCTATCTACCCAGTAGCTTGGCATAGACTTGAGTAACGAAATGTCAAAATTTTTCCTGTCTTCCCAGCCAGCGTCATAACATTGCTTGGCAACTTCTCGCATATCGTCGTTTCTGAGGACTTCGTATTCTACTGCCCAGTCACACATTTTGCGGCAATTCTTTTTATGCTTCATAACTAACCCCAAATGGCTAATCCAATAGCGAATAAAATTGCAAAAATAAAAGCAAATAACGACGACCAACCTTCAACTTCTTCACTCGGTTTTGAGTACAGAGACCGTATTGTGTTTCCTTTCGAATCTTTATAACGATATATTTTTCTCATGTTCAATTACTCCTTACCTAATAAATCTAAGTGCTCCAGTACGGCGGTGCGGCAGGTGTTGTGGCCTAGTCTTTCCATCCAATCAAAAGACTCACTTTCCTCAGGCACCCCAGTTTGTACATCCGCTAGGGCTTGCTGATAGCCTTTTTTGTACTCCTTTTGGAATGAATCTTTGAGGGTGGATGTTTGTGAAATTGATTCAGGTCGGCCATGTACACTTCCAGTTTGGCTTCCACCTGCACCACTGGTGACGTAGTTAGCTTTAAGTTTTTCCATAGCTAAGGAATGAGGCGGTTAATGATGGCTTCTACGTCTTCATACTTTGTTCGTTCAATTAGATAATCTGACCGATAGAATATACCTCGTATCTCTCCCAACAGCGTATCTTTAAGGGTGGGTACTGTGGTAAGTGTAACCTTCTTAAACTCTAAGTGCGCTCCATCCATCTCAGCGTCAAATTTTCCCTGCTTATATCCTTCTGCGTATGCCGACTTCCCTTCCACCACCTCAGTCAGTTCGGCTAGGTAGGTGATGAGTTGGTTGATTTTATCTTCGTAGTCTATAAATTGTTTAGTGTGCTCATTGAGCATTTTACCTAGGTACTTCTCTGGCAATGGTGTTTTCATGCTAGAGAATTACGATTAACGCTACGATACCAAACGTAATCAGTGATCCCACGCCAATAATAAGGAACCAGTCAGGGGTAGCGGGGTAGTGTTCGATGTTCTCATCCCAGGAGGCTTGTTCGATGTGTTTGTTTGTCATACTAGTTAGCTTATCATCTTCCGAAGCTGACGCTCCATATTACTTGTGGATAAAACAACGCGGCCGTTCTTGAGGGTGTACTTGGTGCGGTCGGCGATCACTACTTGCTGTAGTTCGCGCTTCCAGCCTTTGATGTTTAGTTTCATATATGGGTGTATTACCCCACTAGCGTGGGTCTTCGAAGTGTATTACATATAATCCAAAGCGTTTGGCGGGCAACAGCTTGCCAAGCTTCTTCAGGCGGTCGATGCGGTAGGTCGCCCATTGGCGGGTAAGGCCAAACTCGTTGGCGATGGCTACGTGGGTCGGAGCACAACCGTACTCCTTGAAGTATTTCTTGATGAACTTGAGCACATCGAGGTCGGCCTTAGTCTGATGTGTTTTCATTTGTGAGTGCGGCATAATTATCGTTAATGAATTGAGTTAGGTCATCATGAAACTTCATTAGTTGTGCCGGTGTCATCTCTACTGGTACATCTATATTAGGTACATCTATTTTGAGTTTAATGTTTAGTTCCATATTAGTAGTCGCCGTAGCCTTCTGATGGATAATAGTCCGCCTCCTGTTGCTCGGTCTCACGCTCTTCCTGGTACGCCTTGGTGTCGTCATGGTCTTCTTCACGGTTACGGGTGTTTGCTTCATCTGCGTCGATGATTTCTGGTTTCATACTTGTTATGTGTTACTTGTATAGGTATATACTAGCAGAGTGACAGTATAATGCAAGCGCAATAAAAGGCGCATGTGGGGATAACTCAGTGCGCCTATTATAGGGCTATAAACCTAGCTCCTTCACCTCATCAACGGAGCGCACGACATGATACTCCGCATTGTGAAGCCTGAAGCGTTTCTGCATAAGGAGCTGATCGGCGCTCGGCTTACCTTTTGGAGCTTTCACCTCAAGGCCGACGAGTTGGCCGTAGTTCTCCTTGTCGATGAGCATAATGTCGGGGAGGCCGGAGGGTATGTACTCATGCTTGATGTGCCTGCCCAGGGTGGCGTTATACGTCTCAGGACTGAAGCGCCAGAACAAGTGTCCTTGCTTACGGAGGTACTGCATGATAGCTAGTTGGATTTTACCTTCTGGTGTGATGGCCATGTGATGATTGTATCATGTGCTTTGGGATATTCCGGGCAGCTGCCTTGTACTCCAGGAGCGCATCAGGTGATAGGAATAGGTAGCTGTAGTCGATATCGAAGCCGCTCCCATTGTTGGTGCTGTCCATCGGGGGGTAGTGCGTGCGAGTCCACGACAAGTGGCTCCCTGGCTCCTTGGGTGGCAGCGCCTTGAGGTACACCACCTCACCTTGCCTCACGGTACGGCGGATGGCTTTGTTCTTGTGCACCTGGTTGAGCGCTGCGTACAGCTCATCGAGCGTGAAGCCAGCAGACACAACAACACCCTCAAGCTCAGTGAGGGTGGTTGTACTACGCCCTAAGACGTAATCAGTTATGCGATTAGAAAGGCTTTTCGTCTCCATTGGTGGTAACTTCTTCAATGATGTCGGCATCAGTGCCGGTCGCTTCGGTGATAAGACCCTTCTCAGTCAGGTAATCGAGCACCCACTCACGACGCTGGGTGAAGAAGATCATCCACTGGTCGCTGTTTTTTGGTGTTTTCTTTTCGTCAACTTGTGGGTAGCCATCAAGTGACTTCCACTCATCGTCTTCTTTCCAGTTGAAAGCGTTCCCTACCTTCTCCCCATCTTGGGTGATAGTGACACCAGCCACCTTACGATCGCCGTCAGTGAAGTTATACGGCTTGATGCTTACCTCCTTAGCCAGCGAGATGTTAGGCAGCTTATGGATGAAGTCCTCACCATACTTACTCTTCGCTTGAAGTGCTAATGTGAACTGTTCGTCATTACTATCCTTGATAGAAATGAGGATGCTTGTCCCGTAGTCGCCATCACGGGTGGTGACACTAGTGATGAAGCCGCTGATACCTGGGTAGGTATACTCCCACTTACGCATCTTCTCGGTGCCGTCATCGTTCTTGATGATACGCAACTTAGCGCCTTCACTAGTCTCCTCGACTTGCTCCCGTAGGAGACCGTCAGCTAGTACATATAATAGTCGTCCTTTGTCTTCTGTTTGCATTAGTCCCATATGATTGTATGACTCTTATTATGTGTTAGATATTATTATCTCCCACCTTGCTTACTATAGCGTATTAAACGCCGGAGCGCGACGGGTGGGTGTGGATAGCTCCACGGGTAATACCTCAAGCGGTATATGTGTCCACTGTTGCCCATCATGGTGGTAGATATCCAACCCTTCGACTAGCCAGCCATGGTGGGTCAGTATATCCGCATAGAACGATAGCTGATGCTGGTACTTATGCAGTTTATCCTTATCTAAGTCATTATTGGTCTTGTAGTCTCCTACCCGACAGGAGCGTATCCCCGTGAGGTGTATCAGGTCAGTGCGGCCAGCCATGCCTTTGACCACAGCGGATAGCATGGCCTCCGGTACGCCGTCGATATCACCGAACTGGTCGACGAACGAGAGGACTATATCACGGAGGTGCACATTCTTCGGCAGCGCGTAGTTATGCTCCATATCACGGATAGACTGGATATGCTCGCCAGCCTTGTGGTAGCGGAACCATAGCTCCATCGCACTGTGGACAGCGGAGCCGAATGAGTTGCTGATGTCAGCGTTGATGGCCCACAGTTGGCGGATGTCATCAGCGGGAAGCTGCCACTTAGTGACTAACCCAGGGATGATGGCGTTGGCGTTGAACGTGTCACCAAAGCGCTTGGCGTAACTAGAGGCACCGAGGAGTTTCTTGCCTTCCAGGGAGTAGTACGCATGGTATTGCTCGTTATATAGAATGGTCTCGCCGGTGAAGGTTTGGATTTGCTCAGTCATTGCTACTAGTGTAGCACGTGCCTTGCGGCGTTATTTTTTCAGTGTGGGTATAACGCGCACATTGAGCCAGCCTTGTCGGCGGAGTTCTTTGATGCGTTTAGCTACTGAGTCAGGGTGTATAGTGTCATAGCGTTCCTGGCCGTCAGCGTTAATGGCGTAGATGGTGGTCATTTGTTTTTCTTTAGATTGATACGGTACATCTCAGTTTCGATGTCTACTCGGATTGGTAGTTTTTTACATTTGTCACACTTTATCTTGTTTGGATTTTTCTGTGTGTGACAGATAGGACAGAGGAGTTCGGTCATACGTCAGTGCGTTTAACCCAAGGACAAATATAGTCCTTTGATGTGGTACTGATAATTTTATAAACGTAACTCTTAGACACACCAAAAATGCTTGCGATTTCCTGGTATGAATAGTCTTGTACGCCTAATGCTCTTATAAGTTCGGTCTGCTTGTCTTTTATATGTGCTTTCATATACACATATATTACCACACTAAAAACGAAACGTGCATGGTTATCCACAATTGCAAAAACACACAACGAATACACTCGTGTATAATACCTGTATTAAAAGAGCCGTCGCAGTAGCGTAATTATTACAACCTACCATGTTCAGCCACTATTTCACCAATAGCAAAGTCGAGAAGCTCAACTATGAAGAGCCAAACGAGGGGGTGTTCTTTACCCCTAATGGATACACCGGGGCACGTAAGAAGGACACTAACCTGACTCACGTGAACGCTGTGTTCGCTGACTGGGACTTCAAGCCGAAGGAAGGGCAGCCAACGGGGTCTGCTAAGCCAGACTTCAAACAGTTCATGCTCGACCTTGATGGCTTACCTACCCCGACCTTTATTGTAGAGAGTGGCAACGGCTGGCACTTGTACTGGTTACTTAACGAGCCGATTATCGTAACTGATGACAACCGAGCGGACATGATTAAACAAGTGGAGGGTGTTCACCGATTCATCCACGAGCGGTACAACAGTGATAGTGGAGCGATGGATGCGTTACGCTTGATGCGTCTCCCTGGTCATGAGCACAAGAAGCAACCCGAGCACCCGTTCATGGTCTCCGTCATCGAGGACAACGAAGACACCCGTTACACCTGGGATGAGTTACTTGCTGCAATGCCGCCGGTGTATAAGGAGGTAGTCGAGCACGCGCCGTCTGCCAATGCTGAGTATGATGTACGCCAGGCAGCAATCGACGCATGGGCAGAGAAAGGTGACACAGTGACGTTCGACTCTTTAGGTCGTATGGTCTGGAACGGACAACCAACCGGCACATTCATCGGGCGATCAGGTACAGAGAACTACATTGCGACCACCAGTGATGAGTATCCGTACAAAGGTAATGCCACCACATATGTGGCAGGTGTGCTGGGTATCACTACCAAGCAGGCGTACAAGTGGTTGATTGATAAGTATGGTGAGTTGCCTAAGGAGGCACCGACAGTAAGTGGTGATGGAATGGAGGACATTGATTGGGAAACACTGATGTATATTAAGAAGAAGAAGGGTGATGACTATGTGATTGAGTACTTAGCCAACGACGAAAATATCATCCGTATCTTTAACCACTACAAACTCGCCCGGTATGATGCTTTTATGAACCGCTCATACTTATGTATCGGTGGCACCTGGATACTCCGTGATGATGGGAGTGACGGGCAGTTGTACTCCTGGCTGGTGGAGAAGTTCCCATTCCTAGCCAAGGTGACAGCCAGGCGGGTGGGCGACCTGCTCACCTATGTGCAGTACCGCAACGTGTTTGACTCCGCTCAGGACTACGTGAATAGTCTCAAATGGGATGGAGTGGGGAGGCTCAATACCTGGCTCAATAGTGTGTTCTTCGTACCAGAGGAGCAATATTACAAGGACATAGGGTCTAAGTGGTTCATGGGGCTAGTGTCTCGTATTCTAAACCCAGGCTGCAAGTTCGACAGTGCGCTCATTGTCCAGGGTGGGCAGAACATTGGTAAGAGTAGTGTCTTCCTGATTATTGCCGGAGAGGATAAGCATATCGAGTTCACTGACCTCAAGGTGCGTGAAATGCAACAGGACATGCAGGGAAAACTTATTGTTGAGTTCGCTGAGGCGGCTATTTTCAGTAAGGCGGACAGTGAGTCACTGAAGTCTATTGTCTCACGCCAGACCGATACCTTCCGTGTGCCGTATGAGCGACATGCTCGTGACTTCCCTCGCAGGTGTGTCTTCGCCGTAACAGCTAACAATGATGACATTCTGAAGGATAGTACGGGAGGCCGACGTTGGTGGGCGGTGGAGGTGCCAGATGACATGAAGTGCTACCCACCTAAGCGCCAGGCGGATATCCACTGGCTCCGAGCTAACCGTGACCAACTATTTGCTGAGGCTGCGGTTCGAGTGCGCAACGGGGAGGACTTCCGCAAGATTGACGATTACGAGCTGATGAGGCACCAACGGTCTATCACCGCTACTGAACAGGATGAGGATCTCTTCAAGACCTGGTACTACAATCTCTCTGCTGATGAGCAGAACAGGGGCAAGACTACCCGCCAGGCGTATTGCCAGGCATATAAAAATGACCGCTACGGTGAGACGCTCGATGAGAGCACTGTGTCTATCGGTAAGGCTGATGAGATGCGTGTAGGACGAATCCTAAAGAAGATCGGCTTGGAGAAAAAGCACTTTGACTGGGGGAATGTGTGGGTGCCCGGCGAGCTATTTGACCGTGGCGCTGCCACCCCATTCAGGGTGTCAAAACATGAAATAAATAATTTCTAATCCTGAACACCTTTTACCCCTAGAGGTGTTCAGGGAGGTGTTCAGCCAAAAAAAGTTACCCTTTACGGGGTGACTTTTTTATTATCAAATAGCGATTCTGAACACCTGAGGTGTTCATTCTGAACACCTCTAAACAAAGGTGTTCAGGCTAAAATATGGCTATAGATATGGTTACTATTACTATTCCTGAACACCTATACCTATTTTTAATGATATAAGTATTAGATATATATTTACTGTATTTATATACTCCTGTAAGTGTTTGCTAAAAAAGGGGGGTAGGTGTTCAGATTTTTCACAATATTTGATTTAAGTCAAGTTTTGTGGTGTCTTTTTGGGTGTGGACAACCCCACCCCGGGGCTCCCTCGGTGTGCTACACTCTAGGTATGATCTACGCACTTATCGGCCTTAAAGGCTCAGGTAAAACCACCGCTTGTAATTACTTGAAGACTAAACTGGAAGGAGTCCACCACATCAATTTCAAGGATGCACTTATCGAGGAAATTAAACTCAACTTTCCGGATTTATTAGGGGCGATTGCTCATGCAGAGAATGTAGCATTTCATAATGACAACTTAACTAGCGTAGAGGAACTCTTTATTAAGAAACCACCCCTCATGCGTGCGCTCATGCAGAACTACGGCACCGAGCTACGCCGCAAAGAGAATCCCAACTATTGGACTAACAAGTGGATCCTTGCAGTGTCTAAGGTAGTGGATATACAAGAGGGCAAGATTGTTACCAGCATCGTAACCGATGACGTTCGCTTCCTGAACGAGTATGAAGCTGTCAAAGCACTTGGAGGGATAACTATCCGCCTCAACCGGGCTGACCTTGTAAATACCGACAATCACCAGTCCGAAACCGAGCAAGCATCACTACAGGCTGACTACACAATCGAGTGTGAGAAGGATAACCTCGATAAGTTATACACATCCCTTGACGATACCCTGGCTCGGTGTGGTACAATGTAAGCAGGCTAGTCAATAAGGACTGGCAATTAGCCCACGAATGGTTCTCGTCTCACTAGGACACACTTTCCATACTCTGACCTCCTCGTTTCTCCCAACCTAGTCGAGACCACGCAGTTCGATACTGTGGTGGGCTACCTTACAACATGGCACAAGGAATAGCACGTGACAAAGAAAAGACAATCGAGGCTCTTAAGCCCTTTTTCTTGATAGGTTGCTCTGTAAAAAAAGCCTGTGAATATGGTGGTGTTCCGCAGTCTACTGTACAAACTTGGATAGATAACGATGAGGCACTTCGTGTACAAGTGACCGCCTGGCAAAACGAGCCTAACCGATTGGCGCGCTCAAACTGGATTGCAAAAATGGCCGAAGGTGACTACGCATCATCAAAAGACTGGCTTTCAAAGCGAGAGAAGGATGAGTTTAGTGACAGAGTCGAACAGACCGGAGCTAATGGCGCACCACTTACTGTAACCTTTGACGGTTCATTCAATGATTCTATATATCCATCAGCGTAAGGTGTCCGGCAGTACGAGACGCTTCAAGGTAACTCGTGGTGGTCGGCGAGGCGGTAAGACCGTACTCAAGCAGGAGACCATGCTGTTCAAGGGCATCTCGAAGAACATACCACTGGCTCGACAATTCAAAGAGCGCTCGGTTATCTTCATCGCACCTACGCAACGCCAGGCTCGCACCATTGTATGGGAGTCACTCAAGGGTAGACTCGCTAAGATAGGTGGGGCTAACGAGTCACGGCTTGAAATGGCTATCCCGAATGAGGAAGGTGGCACTACAACTATCTTTGTCGGAGGCTGGGAGAACCGTGAGAACTACCGTGGTATGAGTAACGTCGTGCACATCGAGTTCGATGAGGTAGACACCATGAAGGACTTCTTCATTGGTTGGCAGGAGATTTTCCGCCCGATGCTCATGGAGACCGGAGGCAGTGCAGGCTTTGGTGGTACACCTAAGAAAGAGAACCCTAACCTGCGACGCTTAGAGAAGATAGCTGAAGAAGACCCAGAGTGGGGGGCGTACCACTTTACCTCATGGGACAACCCAGCCATTCCACGTGCTGAGCTAGACAAGGCTCGTGAGGAGATGGACAACGATACCTACCAGCAGGAGATCATGGCTGAGTACGTCGATAACGCTGGGGCGCTCTTTAGGTACACCTCACTGGTGGATATGTTCTCGAACACGATAACCAAAGACAAGGAGAAGTACCTGGTGATTGACGTAGCTGATGACGGCTCCGACAAGACCGTGTTCTCCTTTTGGGAAGGCCTGGAATGTTACCGCATCGAGAAGTTTGCTCAACTAACCACTGAGGCCATCATCAATCAGACCCGTGAGTACGCAGCTCAGGAACGCATACCATACAGTCAGATAGTCGTCGATGCGATTGGTGTCGGTGCTGGTGTGGCTTCATCGTCATTGCTGGATGGCTTAGTGTCATTCAAGAGTAGCTATGGTGCCATTAGAACTGACGCAGACCCTACGAAGCTCCCTAACGTGCACTACACTAAGGAGGCACCACTTATCAGTGAGTACACCAACCTGCGCTCACAGTGTTTGTTCACCCTAGCTGAGTTGGTCAATAAGCATGAGATAGCAGTCAAAGTGCCTGACATACGCATCAAGGAGGCTATCATCGAAGAGTTGGCCACGTACCAGGATGCGAGCAAGGGTGACGGCAAGCGCATGGCCACCATGAAGGAAGACGTGAAGGCAATCATAGGCAGGTCACCTGATATTTCAGATACGCTCATTATGCGCATGTACTTCGTTGTGAAAGGCAAACTCGTACCAGGACAGTCTATCGAAGCGGTAGAACGCCGAGCAAAGACTGCCCAGCAGTTCCTCCAAGGAGACGTATTTAAAGACATGAACTCGACACGGTAGCATATCCCTTGTGATATAATAGAAGCAACATTTAATAAATTATCCTGGTGGGTAATTAACACATGGTAGAAACACCACTCGATATTGTTCGTAAACAAGAGCAGAACTACATCACCTCTGATACTACTATCAGTGAGCATGTTACCTTTTCAGTCAAAGAAAACGTAGACAAGATTGAAGCGTACCTCAACTCAAAGCATATTTCAGGTGATAAAGACTCGCTCGGCCGTGAAAAGCCGTTTTTCAATATCGTAACGGCAGCATGTAACGTCTGGTATAGGGCTACTGACATTGACCGGGCTAACATCCGTATTAAAGCAGCCAAGAGCGCTCACCATGTCACTGCTATGCTTGCAGACGTAAAGAGTAAAGAGTGGATGCGTAAGTCTGGCTTTGGTGTTTGGCTTAATGATTGGGGACGCACACTTTCACGCTATGGCTCGGCTGTATCAAAGTTTGTAGAAAAGGATGGTGAACTAGTAGCTACTGTAGTTCCATGGAACCGCTTGATTGTAGATGACATCGACTTCTACGCTAACCCAGTCATCGAGAAACACTACTACACCGGCTCACAGCTACGAAAGAATAAGAACTTTGATCAGGGGCAGGTAGAGTCACTAATTCTTTCTAGTAAGCAGTCACGTGAAACTATCGGCGGTGACAAAGCTGACAGCAAAAACGAGTACATCGAAGTCTACGAACTCCACGGTGAGTTCCCAATGTCGATGCTAAACGAAGATGGTGATGAAGATGACTATGCACAAATGGTGTTCATCTGCTCATTCACCGTGTCCGAGAACGGTGACTACAACGATTATATCCTTTACTCAGGTAAGGAGAAGAACCCATACCATATCGCTCACCTCATTAAAGAAGAAGGCCGGGTAATAGGTCGTGGTGCGGTAGAACACCTCTTTGAAGCACAGTGGATGGTGAACCACAACGAGAAGGCTATCAAAGACCAGCTCGAACTAGCATCTAAGCTTATCTTCCAAACCTCAGACCCTGCATACCAAGGGAAGAACACCGGCAACCTCGACACTGGTTCTATCTTATTCCACGAACCAAACCAGCCGCTCACCCAGCTGGCAAACAACAGCCACGATATTGCCTCACTGATGAACGACAAGATGGCCTGGATAAACCAGGGTAGTGAAGTAACTAGTGCTCAGGATGCCATCAAAGGAAACACAATGCCGTCCGGTACCGCTGCTCGCCAAGTAGAAGCGCTCCAGCAAGAGTCGCATTCTCTATTTGAACTCATGACCGAGACTAAAGGACTTGCCCTCGAAGAAGTATGGCGTACCTTTGTTATCCCGCACATCAAGAAGAACCTCGACAATAAGGATGAGATTGTTGCTGCCTTAGATGATATGAACATCAAGCAAATCGACGCTATCTACCTTCCTAACCAAGCTAAGAAGATTGAGAACGAGCGTATCAAGAAGCAGATGTTCAAGCTTGCAGCGTCGGGTCTTGATGAGAATGTACCGTTCCCAGAACCAGCTGACATTGAAGGCACTCAGGCCGGACTTGTCGAAGAACTACAACAAATGGGCAACCAGCGTTACTTTAAGCCTTCCGAAATGGACGACAAGACATGGAAAGAGCTATTTAAGGACTTTGAATGGGGGGTAGAAGTAGAGGTAACAAACGAACAAACTGACAAACTCGCTAACCTCACTACTCTTACTACTGTACTTGCACAACTCGCAGGTATGGGCGACATTGAAAATGCACGTATGGTTCTATCTAAAATACTTGAAGAGACAGGGACATTCTCTCCAATGGAACTTGTAGCAGTAGCTAAAGCTCCTATGCCTTTACCTCCAGGCACTCCTTCCCCAGCACAACCAGAACAGATGCTTCCCCAGGGTACACCCTAGGTGGGAATTAATAACATGATAAGTAAACTAACTAATATGGCAAAACTCGCATTACGCAAGTTCAGGCCGACACCAGCTGATGCTAGTGAAGGCGCAACCCCAATGGACAAAGCAGAAATCATCGAACAGCTCGCTAAGTACAAACTCCAGAATCCAGTGAAGTACGAAGCTAAGAAGGCAGCTCTATTCGCTCGCTACGGTCTCACTGAAGACGCAGTACCCGAGCCAGTAAAAGACGCTAGTGATATCGAGCTTGAGACATTAAAGGCTAAAGCAAAGAAATAACATGCAGATTTCAGATACTAAATCTCGAATGACACCAGAAGACGTTGCAGTATTGAAGGCAATGTTTGAGGATCGTGAAGGGGCGGTGGAAGTTATCCGAAAAATCTTCTTTCCAGAACTCCGAGCAGACAACCCATTATTCCAGAACAACGACCTGTACACCCAAGGCTTCTCACTCGATGGTCTTAGTGGTGAAGATAAGGTCATCATGGTTGAGGCACGTCACATGCTCGTTAAGCATATTGAGGGTGCGCTCTCTGTTATGCGTGCTCTTATTGGTAAGAAGGATGAATCGCCAGAGCAAGTGCTTGAACGATTGCAGAAGGACAGCAGTAAGTAGACACGTCCTCAAGCGAGCGTGGTATAATAATAGTAACTGGTGTTGCTTGAGCACCTAAAACTCATTCTATATGGACAATGAAGAAGAGGTAAACGACGAAACCTTAGAAGTCGAAGACGAACCAGAACTTGAAACACTGGATGAAGAAGAGGAAGATGTAGATACACTCCGGACTCGCTTAGCTAAGGCTGAGGAGCTGGCGAACAACTACAAGGTACGAGCTGAGAAAGCCGAGAAGGGGAAGCCAAAGCAGACTGCCGTAAAGCAGGACAGCTCGCTCTCTACCAAGGATATCCTCGCTCTATCAAAGGCACAGATTGACGATGAAGACCTAGATGAAGTGCTGGACTACGCAGCATACAAAAAGCTACCAATCCATGAGGCATTGAAGTCAACGGTTCTCAAAGCTACCCTCACTGAAAAAGCCGAACTCCGTAAGTCAGCGCAGGCTGTCAACACGGGGTCAACCCGAAGAGCAGGCACCGCAGTATCTGACGAACGAATCATCGCTGACGCTCGCAAGGGTATCATGCCTGAGTCTGAAGAAGATATGGTGCGCCTCGCTCGGTTGCGCTTACAGAAGAAGTAGCCACTGGTGGGATTACACTAACTTGACATAATCCCAATTATATGGCCAATACTATCGCATCACGTGTATATCGTGATAAATACCGTTCAGCTACCCTTGATACCGCTCTCCGTGGCGCTCTCGTAGCTGAAGCAATTACTTCAGTAGACCGATCAAACAACAAGCGTATTCAATCACCGTACAGTTCAACTCCAACAGTTGTTGTACAGGCGCTTGCAGGAACTTACACACCAGCAGACTTCACTACAACTGACGAAGCTCTTGATGTAACTGACGAGTTCATCGTTAGTGAACACATCATGGATTTCCAGGAGATGTTGACTAACTTCGACCTCTTCTCAGCGCGTACAGAGCAAATGGCTTTCAACGTAGCTAAGAAGATTGACGAGTTTGTACTCAACTCACTTACTGAAGCCGGAACAGGTGCTTACACTACACCAGCTGGCGGTTTCACTACAGCAGCTAACGTAAACACTATCTTTGCTGAAATCGTCGCAAAGCTCTCAGGTTACTCAGAAGGATACTTCGGTAACATGTACGTTGTTGTAGAAAACACTGACCTCGTTGGTATTATCGCTGCTGGAGCAACTAACGGCTTCAACAACGCTGACGCAGTGCTCTCAAACGGCCGTGTGTCACAGTGGATGGGTGTTGATATCTATGTTGTACGTTCAGGTACTTTCACCGACGCAACTGTAGGTACAGCAACTTGGACAAACGCTGGACACCGTGTCGCTGGTGTTAAGGGCGTGTCAACTATGGCAATGCCTGGCGGAGTGAAGACAGAGGAAAAGATGGTATCAGGCAAAACTGGTATGGAAGTCGTAACTTACGGCTACATCGGTTTCAAGGCTTGGACACCACGTCTCGACCTTACTATCGACATCACCCTCGCCTAACCCTTATTAGACTCCCACTTAGTGGGGGTCTTCTGGGTAGCAAGTTTCCCACCAGGCTTGCTCTCGGAATACCCTCACTAAGTAACAAAACAAACATATGCAATTACGAGGAACTGACCTTGTTTTAGACAAGGTACGCGCAAAGAAGAACGTCATTTCAGGACAAGGCGCTACACGTACTCTTAATGAGTTAGAAAGTGGAAGCACCTGCCTCTTTGACCGCGCTGCCGGAATTGTTTATACACTTCCAACAGCAAAACCGGGTACGACTTTTGACTTTATTGTTTCAACAACAATTACTTCAAACGCAGCTAAGGTTATCACCGCAGCTGGTACAGAACTATTGATTGGTGGACTTGTGAACATCGACACTGATACTGCAAACGCAGTAGCAGCTTGGGTAGGCAACGGTTCAACACACATCGCTGTATCTATGAACGGTACAACTACAGGTGCAGTACAAGGTACTCGCCTTACATTTACTTGCCTATCATCAACACGATGGCTCGTAGAAGGAACAGTACATGGTACAGGTGTAGTAGCAACACCATTCGCAACCTCTTAACGATTGTCTCACTCACTCACTCGCTGGGTGGGTGAATACAGTAATTAAAACAAAATGTCAATTCAATTCTCAAACACAACAACGCTCAAAGGAATCGTTCAAATGTACGAGCGTGAAATTGGTGCAACTCGTGGAACTGTCTCAGGGAATACTAACTTATTAAAAGAGTTCGCTGCTGACGCTAACCTTGCCATTGACGACTACACAGCAATTGCTATCCAGGTGTCAGGTAAATGGAAGTTTGATGACACTAACCACGATGACTACCCAGAAATGTATACCGACATCGTAGCCGGACAGCGTGACTATACGTTCATCACCGATGAGAACGGAAACATGGTGCTCGACATCTACAAGGTGTACTACAAGGATGGTGACAGCTACAAACTACTTGAGAATTATGACGCTGACAGTGAAACCGAAGCAAGCTCATTTACAAATGGCTCAGGACAAACTGGCACACCATCAAAGTACGACAAGACCGCTAACTCTATTCGCCTCGATGTACTACCAATCGCAAACGTAACAGACGGCCTCAAGGTATCTATCAATCGAGAAGGAGAATATTTTACTTCAACTGATACCACAAAAACTCCAGGCTTCCCAGGGATACACCATAAGTATTTCTACCTTAGGCCAGCGTATGATTACGCAAGACGTAATACTCTCACTTCATACCCACGCATTGAAGGTGAAATGATGAAGCTAGAACGTGAAATAAAGGAATACTTTGATCGCCGAGCTAAAGATGAACGTATGCAGTTAAACATTAACAGAGAATCAACACGATAATATGGCAAACTTCCACTTAAAAGGACTTGAGATAGGGCTTAAATCCTTATTAAACGTAGCAAGTGCCCCATCTGGTACTCCAGAACTTCGCTACATGAGTACAGCTTATACACCAAATCCAGATAATAGCTACTGGTCAGATATTTCATCCAGTGAGGCGTCAGGTGCACCAACAATTACTATCTCTGGACTCACTGTGACAATGGATACGACAAACAATCGTGTTGAGATTGACTTTACAGACCCGAGCACTGCAAGTATCACAACTGTTACTAACCAATTTGTGATTATAGTAAATACAGGTGTTGCAGCTACATCGCCAATTGTATTTAGTGGTTCTATCGGCACAACACTTTCACCAACAGATGGTACGCTTGCCCTCACTCTTAATGCAGAAGGAATCGCGGCCCAAAATGCGGCTGTAGCTTAATATATGGCAGTAGCAGTAGCATCATCAACTTCAGCAACTACCGATAACGGTAGTTCATTGTCTCCAACTAAACCAACCGGCTTGGCTGTTGGTGACGCTCTTGTTGCCGTTATCCACTCACATAACGACGTAGGTGGTTCTACTGTAATCAATACACCTGCTGGATGGGAAAAGACTAGTGACGTACCAAATACAGCAGCCGCCGACAATCAACGCACTTGTATTTTTGTAAAGATAGCCGACAGTGCCGACGTTGCAGCGGGTAGTTTCACCTTTACGCAAACTATTGCGGTATACATGCGCGCCTTCCTGATGCGTGTAACTGATACACGTACTGATGATATATACGATAGTATTGGTGCAACTGGCACTGCTACTGATACGACTAATCCACAGGTCTACAGCGGACTATCTGTAACTCCAACACAGAGTAATGTACTGTTAGTGCTTACACACGCATCTTCAGGCAATGAAACCTGGATTAATAGTACTTCACCTGTAACAAACGGCACGAATCCTACCTGGACAAAGCAATATGACGACATCGTCGATGTATTCACTGCTCCACTTGCCACTTCTCAGACCATAACGAGCGTTTCCATCACTATGGGAAGCACAGGAGGCAATGATACCGTCATGGCGTTAGTGGCAATCAATGGCAAGAGTAACGCAACGGGTACACCAGCGTTTGTCTCATCAACTCAATCTGCCTTTACACCGACAGGTAGTGCCGGCGCCCGTGCGAATATTGGTTTTGTATCTTCAACACAATCAGCCTTTACACCCACCGGAAAAGGTACGTCACCAACACAATGGAATAATGATACAAAATCAATTTCTACTTGGACTAATCCAAATAAATAGTTATGTCCCCCGAACAACAACAGCAATTACTTCAAAGAGTTGAAACACTGGAACGTCAAATGCGTGAGTTTACCTCTACACCAGAACTTGCGCCTGATATAAAACGAACTATTTCACTTTTACTAACTGGTTCTTCTAGTAAGACCGCAGCGAGCGGCACACAGGCAGTTAATGAGTCCGGAGCAAGCTCATACAGTGTTATGAAACCACCAACCGGATTTATTTCAGTGGGTGGATATGACATACCGTATATCACATAATATGAAAATACCATCTAACAAACTCTGGACGCAACTTAACGAAGGCGAAGTCACTGGTATTTTAAATGATACTCGAAACATTGCCCTTGATACTGTTGGGCAAGCTCGCTTATCACGCAAGGCCGTAGCAATCATGTCATCAGATAGTAACGCCAACTTCGGGTACGTGGTGGCTATTGTCTATTTTGGTGGTAACTATACAGTTGTTACTAGTGACAAGATTTTCCAAGGTGAACTTGACGGTAATACCTTTAGTGAAGTTACAGCATATACGCCATCTGTACAAACATATTCAGATGCTATTGTATTTAATAGTAGACTCGTGGTCACTACAGCTACACAAATAACTGATTGGGATGGAGCTACTGATGACAATTACACTCTAGGAGCACTCACTACAGGGGTTCCGCACCCTATGGCTATCTTTGACAGTAATCCAACGTATAAGCTCGCTATCGGTAACGGCAATACTGTTAAAACATACGATACATCATACAATGCAAACGCTACTATTTTAGCGCTACCAACTCAGTTTATTGTTACAAGTCTACGGTATCGTAATGGGTATTTATACGTGGGTACTAAAACTACTGATGGTAGTGAAGCTCGTATATTTATTTGGAACGGCTCTGGTACAAATGCACAATACGAGTGTCCCGTAGGAGCAGAATGGGTATTTTCAATGACTGAGTATGGTTCCTCAGTTGCAGCTATCACTAATGCTGGCCAACTTATTCAGGTATCTGGTTCGCAATATGTACAACTTGCTGCACTACCTATTTACTACGCACCTCACGCTTCGTGGGAACGTGCAGCTACAAATAGTTCTTTTGGTAAAGTATTTAATCGTGGAATGGCAACCATAGGCCAAAACATTTACCTAAATATAGAGGGGGGAGTATATACAGGTTTTGTCCCGGAAATGAAATCAGGTGTTTGGGTTTTTGACCCTGAAGTTGGTTTGTATCACAAATCATCATACTCAACCGATGTACTTGTTGAAGACGATACTCTTTCAGTCACTAATAGCATTATTACAACTGCTGCAAATCATAATTTATTAACTGGGGATGGTGTCCAGTTTAGGACTACTACAGGTCTTACAGGTCTATCAAATGATTATGTTTATTACGTTACTGTTATCGCCGCGAATCAAATTAAACTTTCTCTAAGTCGTGAAGGAGTGGTCAATGAAAACTATGTAACTATTTATGGTACAGCTGGAGCATTAGATGTGCTTGTATACTATCCAAATACACATTATGGAGACATAATTGGTAGCACCTCTAGTGGCGCTATAGCTCAATCAACCATCAAAGAAACACCTATTGGACTTTTGGTATCTGAAGTTATTTGGGGCACTCGTGCACAAGATGAAACATTTAATAATGTCTACTCATTAAATGCCTTTTCAGACCAAAATAATATCGGATATTTAACAACACAACGCATCTATACTGATAATATCGAACAAACTTGGCGGGAAGTCTATACATTTATAGATGGTATCACAACTTCAAATGATGAAGTTGTAGTAAAGGTACAAACCAAAGCGCAACCACAACGAATTGAATTGGAAGGTATCTGGACTAGTAGCAATACCATAAATACTTTTGAAACAAGAGAATTTACAGCGTGGCGGGATATAAAAGATGGTGATGAAATCATTTTTACACAAGGTGAGGGACAAGGAAGAACTGCTCACGTAGTTGGCACACCTGAATTTAGTACAACAGTTGCTACCATAACAATAGATGAAGACTACGGGACAGCGGAAAACCGAGTATATTTATACCGAACTAATTTCAAAAAGATTGGTGTATTTAATGCAACCAATAAAGATAATGAGTTCTTTAAGGCACCACTACTTGATATTGGTAGCTCGCCTTGGATTAAAGTAAAATGCGAATTACGAGGTGCTGGTACTGTGGTAAACATGCTGGAACTTTCGAATGTTATTCATAAGAACACATAGTGCGTGGTATAATTAGACAAATATGGCAACTCAGGCTCTTAAAGATTTAAGCATTGCAAATGCTCCTAAAATAGCAAGTGCACCAACACATTCTACCGGAACTCCCACAACTCCTAGCAAAACTGCTACCGGGGTTATTACACCTGAGTCAATGACTACCACGCCAGTCATTAACGTACCTACACCCCCTACTCCAGTACAAGGAACAGCTCTTGCAGCTGACCTAGAGGTACAAGCAGAAGATGCCTTCACGCAACAACAAACTGCCGCTAAAGAAGCTGCTTCTACAACAAAAGTTAGTGCACTAGATGAATACCTAAAGTCACTACAATCCTCACGAGGTCTTACGGGCCTTACAGCGCAAGAATACGCAGCTCCAGGCGGTGTAAACGCCATTACCCCTGAACTTAACGACATTAACGATAAAATACGAAAGGAACAGTTAGCACTCCGACGTGCCACTGAACGTATCCAGAAAGTAGGCGGTGGACTAGAAGGCGGAGCTGCTGCTGAAATTGGCAACCTAGAACGTGAGAGTCTGGCCAAACAAGCTGACCTATCTGTTATTCAAATGGCTGTACAAGGGCGCTATGATAGTGCTAAAGAAATCGCTGATCGGGCTGTATCTGCAAAACTTGAGCAGCAACAGATCTACAATGAAACACTAAAATTTGCTTATACCGAAGCTAAAGACCTTTTCACAACCGCTGAACAGCGTGAGTTTGAGACATTGCTTGGTAATCGTGACAGAAAGATTGAAGAAGAACGAACAAATGCTCAATCTATTTATGAACTAGGTATTCAGGCAAGTGCTGACGGTGCGCCTACTGGTGTAGTAGAACGTATGCTTAAAGTTAAGACTCGTGAAGAGGCTCTCGCCTTAGGTGGAAGCTACATCGGCGCACTTGATCGTGAAGCACAGCGAGCCAATATCCGTGCGAGTAGTGCGAGCGCTGCTCTTAATGAACTTGAATACGGACTAACTACGCAAGCTGCCGCACAAGCTGAACAAGACGCAGCTAATGGTGTTATTTCACCAGAGCAGGCTAAAGTTGCTAACGACCTCAATAAAGACTTTGAAGCACAGCCAATTGTTAAATCATACAACGAAGGTTTACAGCGTTATATAGTCCTTGAGGATACACTAGCAAACGGCATTGAAGGTATCCAGGATATGCAACTTGTATATGACTTCATGAAAGCTGTTGACCCTACGTCTGTAGTACGGGAACAAGAGTTTGAAAATGCAGCAAAAACAGGAACCATATTCCAAGGTGCATATGCACGGTTTAATGGCGCAGTCCGCACTGGTGGATTCTTACCTGAAGATGTTAAGCAAGACTTTATACGAGCAGCTCGTGCATCTTTTGAAGCTAAAAACAAACAATATTATAACGTCAAGAATGAGTACGTGAAGCGAGTAAACAACACAGCCGGTATTTCAAATGGTGCTAATTATCTGACCGCATACGAAGGAGCCGCACCGCTAAGTCAAGTAGACTTCGGTATTGCTGAAACATTATCAGGAGCTACACCAGATGAACTGCAAGATATTCTAAACAGGTCAATGCAGATGGGGCAGTCAACTACAACACAATAATATGGCACTTTCAGAACAAGAAAAAGATAGAATTGCACGTGAACTCGCACAAAAACGAGCAGTCATGGGTGACACTGGATTTGAGTCGTATCTCGGTAAACTAGAGACGGCCATACCACAAGTGCAACAGCAGCTATATACAGAACAAGTTGAGTCACAAAAAGTTCCTGAGACTAAAGGTGTACTTGGTGCCATTTCACGCTTCACTGGTGTTGACGCACTAGCTCGTGGTGCAGCGGCAGCTATTAACGCTCCACGTGAGGAGCGTATGTTTAATGAGCAGCTCAAACAGAATACCGAAACTCAAAACAGGCTCATTGACCAAATAAAGAAAAACAAAGCAGAAGGTAGAGATACACAACAATTAGAGAAGGCGCTTGCTGACTTGGGCGTTGACTTCAAGGCGTATACAGAGGGGTCAGTACAACGTCGTGACCTAGGTGTTACTAATCGTCAGGTTATAGGCTCTGCAATCCGCACAGCGGGCACAATTGCAAGTGCCGGTCAATTTGGTGGAACTGGTGCCACAACAGGCGTACTTTCTAAAGTGACAGCTCCAGCTCTAACCACAGCTACAGGTGTTGGTCGTGGTGTACTACAAGGAGCCGCAACTGGGTTTAAAGCTGGCACTGCTTCTGGAGCTGTATTTGGTGGAGTATCAGGACTTGCTACAGGTATTGAGCAGAATAAAGGTGTGCTCGGTACTGCCTTTGAAGTCGCTAAACAAGGCGCTGTTGGTAGTGCCCTCGGAGGCGCTGTCGGCGGAGTAGTGGGTGGCGCTGGTGGCGCTTTTCAAGCAAAATCCAACCGTGCTAATGAGTTAAAAGAGATGTTATCTACCAGCGACAATGTCGACGATGCTCTCTCTAAAGTTACATTAAAAACGGCTAATAGCATAGATGACGTTACTCCTGTAGCCCCGACAGTCAAACCGACGACACAACTTAAAGATAGAGCTACTGCGGGGTTTAAAGTTGAAAACGGTAAAGTGGTGGCAGATAAAAAAGCCCAAACTTTACTAAAACAAGGTTTGCAAGATACCGACGTTGCAATCATGCAATCGTTTTCACCAGATGATGTGAAAGCTGCGAAAGAAATGGTAGCAATTGCCAAGGAAACAGCCAGCACAGGTCTACCAAACCAACGACAACAAGAGATTGTCGGTAAGGCTTTCATGCAACGCGCAAAAGATGTAGAAAAGTTGAACAAAACCGCTGGCGGACAAATTGATGATATAGCACGAGGGCAATTGGCGGGTAAGCCTGTCAATGCTGGTGCAGCAACTGACGATTTCTTTAATCAGCTAGAGCGCGACGGAGTAGATATAGATGCGCTTCGACTGTCGTCTACTAAAGAGGAAATTGCACAGGCCTTTGAAGGTTCGTCTTTTGAAGGACTGGACACTGTACAACGCACACTAAAAACAGTATTAAAGAGAGTGGACCCAGACTTAGCTGGTGCCAAAATGGACGGACTTGCATTACACCGTGCAAAGCGTTTTATTGATAACCAAGTGACCTATGGCAAAAATGCAGAAGGTCTGGTTGGTGACGCTGAACGATTGCTAAAAAGTCTAAGAACAAATATCGACGATGTTCTTGACACTTCATTTCCTGATTACAATAAAGCCAACATACAATATAAAGAAACAATTGAAGCGCTTGATGAAATGCGCCGTTTAATTGGTAAAGATTATCTTGGTTCTGGAAATATAACAGACCTGAAAGCTGGAGAGGCTATGACTCGCTTGTTAGGTGGAGCCACAGCAAAACCGATGTCTGCATTACAAAATCTCGAAAACGTATCTCGAAAATACGGAAACACTTACAGTAATAGCGTAATGAAGCAAGTGCGGTTTGCTGACCTCCTTGATGATATTTATGAAACCGTTCAAAAAGGAAGTATCCAGGGTCGTGTTGCTGGTGGGGTAGCCCAAGGTATTGATCAAAGTGTCGGCTTTATGAATCGTATGCGCCAAGGGGGGCTTATATCAGCAGCTATAGATACTGCTGGAGACTTTGCAAAAGGTGCCGCAGGTATTACACCCGAAGCACGCCAACAAGCAGTTGAAGCGTTCCTAGGTTTAACGAGCCAATAAAGCTATGCCGATAACTCCTAGGTATATAATCCATAACCAAGGAAAAATAATGGCGAGCCATACAGCGCAGATGAAAAATATAACGTATCCCATATCCGCCAACCATACCCCCAAACACGCATCCCGTCAATCAAAGTTATCCCCGCGTGTTATAATTAAGTAAATCTACAATGTCTCCCGAAGAAAAAAAACTTGAGAAGCTGAATGCACTCTTCGAGATGATAAACGAGGATTATGCAACCCCCGATGACCTCATTAAGCTTAGTGAGGCTATTCTGGGTATCATTACGACGGAAAAACAGCGACAGACTAAGGAATTGGAGAATACTAAAGGAGAGACAGCTAGAGAAATAACCCGTGTTATCGCCGTCTTAAACGAGAAAGAGCGCAGCCTTGAGCAGATCATCACTCGCCTTACCTACGAGACCGAACAGGCCGTCGCAGCGGTAGAATCGAAACTTTCTAACGAGCTTAAACGCCTTGAACGGAAAATACCTACCAAGACTGACTTGAGTGGATTGGAGCGTGATATAGTGGACATTAAAGCTAGTTTTAATACACTACCCACTGAATTGACCATCAACAATGAGGCCATTCGTGACGGTTTGGAACTACTACAGGATGATGAACGCCTTGATAAGTCAGCTATTAAAGGCTTAGACGACTGGGAAGAGATTGCGGCGCTAGCCCGTTCACCTAAAACTATTGGCAATGCTGGGGTAAAACTCCTGCGCTACTTAAATGATGTAAACATCGAGGGCATTACTAATGGGCAGACTATTGTTTGGAATAGTACCCTCAGTCGTTTTGAAGCTGGTTCAGCAGGCACCGGTGGAGGCCATACCATCGAAAACGAAGGCACACCCCTCACCCAACGTACTAACCTTAACTTTGTCGGAGCAAATGTAAACGTAACCGATGACGCAGGCAATGACGCTACCGTTGTAACTATCTCAGGTGGTGGCTCAGGAACGGTAAACACCATCGTAGCGGGCAACAACATCGACGTAGACGCTACCGACCCAGCTAATCCTATCGTATCAGTCGAGACACTCACCCTCGCAGATATTTCAGACGTAACCGCTAGTGTCACAGAAATCAACTATGTTGACGGTGTTACTAGTGCAATCCAAACACAGCTCAACGGGAAAGCACCATCACTAGGTGTTGACGATAACTATGTAACTGACGCGGAGAAAGCAGCCCTACACGCCGCTGTTACCGTAACTGATAGTGCCGAGATTGACCTCACCCTAGCTGGACAAAACATCACCGCTTCTATCATCGCGGGTAGTATTGACGAAACAAAACTAGACGCAAGCACCAACGCTTCACTTGACCTGGCAGACACCGCTTCACAGCCTGGACATACACATACCGCTGCCAACATCACTGACTTCACTGAGGCCGCACAAGACGCCACAGGAGCGATGGTAGCGACTTCTATTGTTTACAATGACGCAGGAGCCACCTTGCAACGTGCTGCTCTTACAGGGGCTATTACAGCTTCACAGGATAGCAATGCAACAGCTCTGGGTTCGTTCACTAAGGCACAACTTGATGCAGCTGTATCTGACGGTAACGTGCTTTATGTCGGCGATGTAACCACTAACGCCACTCACACAGGCGAAGTAACAGGAGCAACTACCCTTACTGTCGATAAGACAGCTATCACCAACAAAACTCTAGTAACTGCTGCTGCTGCCGACAAAATACTTATTGCAGACGCTTCTGACACAGATAATCTAAAGTACGTCACAGCCCAAGCCATCGCCGACCTAGCCACTGGCGGAACAGTCACTAACTTTAACGACATATACATCGACCAGTCAGGTGGTACGAGTGATACATACGGCGCAATCTCAGGAACTATCAACGGCTCAAATGCTGTCTTCACAGTCTCGCAAGCAGCCTACGCCACTGGAACACTTCAGGTCTGGCTTAACGGTCAATTGATGATACAAGGCACAGGAAGCGACTGGACAGAAACAACCCCTGCTAGTGGTACATTTACTTTCGTAGTTGCCCCTGCTTCTGGCTCAGAACTTACCGTAGCGTATCAAAAGGTAGTTACAAACAGCGATACAGTCGTAACCACCACAACCGTAACAGAACTAGCACAAGACGCGGTAGGTACTATCCTAACTGATAGCGCAGAAATTGACTTCACATACAACGATGGCGCACCGAGTATTACAGCTGCACTCGTGGCAAGTAGTATTGACGAGACAAAGCTCGATGCCAGCGTGAATGCTTCGCTCGATCTAGCTGATAGCTCACTACAGCCAGCCGCCATTGGAACAACGGTACAGGGGTACAGCGCAGTGCTAGCTGCCACCACGGCATCGTTTCTTATTGCTGACGAGACAAAGCTCGATGGTATCGAAGCTCTCGCCGACGTAACTGATGCGACTAATGTCACCGCAGCAGGTGCTTTTATGAAATCGGTAGACGACACCGATGACATAACTGTTGGAACGACTAACAAGTTTGCTACAGCTGCTGAAAAAACAAAGCTCGGTCACATAACGGTAACGCAGGCAGTAGACCTTGATGCTATCGAAACAGCTAGCCACGCTGCTGTAACCGTTACTGATAGTAGTGAAATCAACTTCACCCTCACCGGGCAAGATATCACCGCTGCACTCGTAGCCTCTTCAAT